GTGAAGTTGTAAGTTCCAGGTTGTGCCATAGTTACTGACTTGTTATATACAGAATAGCTTATGTAATTTCTGTAAGATTAAATTTATATTTTTTACCACTAACTCTGTTTATAAGAAATAGATCATCTGACCCTTCCTGTATTGACCAACTACCTTTACTACCATCAATTTCGTTACCGTTTTCGTTTAGGTTACTCATATTAATATCACCTGTATTTAACGCTCCAGAGTGTAATGTTGAAAATCTTTTTGACGAAGATCCAAGTGGTTTATCATTATCGGTTGTTGGTAAAATACTACCTATGACTTCTATTCCATCCGCACTAGTTTGAAATTTAGGAACATCATTAAAATATAATTCTTGCTTACCATCTTGATAAGCTATATATGCACTATCAAGTAAACCAGAATTATCTCCTCTATAAGTTTCTAGCATAATAGCTTTCGCTCCAACTGCACCTTTCCCTGTTAAGAACAAAGTTTTATTGTTTGAGTCTATAAAACTTACAGCAGGTATAGATGTAATCTGTAAGTCATCATTATTACCAACTGTTATCCTAGATTCACCTTTGAAATGTAACTTTCCTTTTCCATTATTATAACTAGTATCAAAAACTATCTCATGAACATTAGTATTTGTTGGATTAAAAATTACATTACCATTAAAGGTGCTAGTCTGATCTACAAAAAGTCCACCATTAAGATTTGCTAGATTATAATAAGTGTTTGGATTTGAACCATCACGATAACTTAATTTGCCTGAACTTTCATTAGCAAAAAATTGACTGGGATAACTTGTTGACGGAGCATTTTGTCCTTTACTACTTGAAGCTAACGCTTGCAAAGCTAGGTTGATGTCATTAAGGACTTCATCTCCTGTGTCATCATCAATTATAAAATCGTTTTGTGTCATATCAGTTTTTTTATTATTTTAACTATTAATCGTTCCAAAACCAACCGCACTGTAATTAAAATTTCTTGTAACAAAATTACCGCTAGAGTCCTTTATATCAACAGTAAATTCATTTGATTTTACATTTGTTATTTTAACAGTCTCATTATTTTGTAATGCACCGTTTGAGTCTGGTTGAATAGTAACTGCTACTCTTGGTGCGTGATCTGTTATATCAGTATTAGAACTACCACTATAAAACGCTTTGTCAAAAGTAACAGTCTTACTTGCTGGATTCCCACTAACAACATTAGAAATAGGACTAGAGTTTATTTCTGTTCTTGATTTCAATGACATCTTAAATCCTAACTTTTCAATTGCTATATTCTGTGCATTGTCTGTGACGCTGAATCGCAGGGTAAATTTAAACCCTCTACCTTTAAAGACAGATTTCTTTACAGGTAAAAAAGGTATGTTGTCAAAATTAGCAGAAGCAGGATCACCCTCCGTAGTCTGAACCAGTAATTCTACATTTCCATCTACAGCAATCAAACCTGAAAAACTTGCCCATTGACTAACATTTAAGCCGCTTCTCTGCGATCTTTCAGAAAAGTTTACACCACCACCAGGGTAGTAACCTGTAGCCTGTAAAATCCTTTCAATAGTCACATTTGTATTTGCACCCAAATCCAATGTATTTGCAAAAGTATAAACACCAGAATTTTGCTCTGTAGGATCTGTTAATATCAATGCTGACTTAGAAGAGTCGTATTGACAATTGGTTTTAGTTCCATTAAAAGGATTAGTATCGTTTATATTAGCTTCATCAACAAACTTAAGCTGACGTTCTCCTTCTGATGAAAAGTCTGAATTTACTATTGTTGAAATAGCAGATAAATTAGTTGAATTATCTTCAAACTTAACTACATATATTCCTGGTAAATTAGCAACAACAACACTATCTGTATTACCATCAAACGTACCAATATTGCCTATTGTATTTCTAATATCACTTGGGGCAGTAGTATTTGATAAATGATCTATCTGTACATTTCCACCGAAGAAAACATCTAAATCAGTTGATTTATTAAATAGTAAGTTTACTTCCTGATCGTTGACAATATTAAGAGCAAGATTTTGCGGAGTTGCAGGTCTACCCTGACTCTTCTTGACATCAAATGTTATTTCATTAAAATTTTGATCTGTAATGCCAATAAAATTCTTACTTTGTACTCTTATTGTGTATCGACCATTTAGTAAGTCTACTTTTTCATATTGATTTACAAAAACTGTAGTTTGATCTTCTTGTGCTCCAGAGCTATTAGTTAATGTTACAAGATAGTTTGAGACACCCTTAGCGTAAGACCATGAAACTGTAAGACGATTAACAGCATTATTATTTTCAACAATTATAGATTCTTCTGCTTGTAAATTATCAGGTGGTACAAGTGTTGTTAAAACTTGGTTGGATTCAAATTTTTCTGAATCACCAGTCTCTATAACAGAGTATTTAGTAGCATCGTAAACTACAGCACTGATAGAATAAACATTTTCCTCCTCACTGATAGAAATAATACGATAATCCTGAGTTTCTGCTTGCGAAGCCTTTTCATAAACCCATACAGTATTGACTTGAATAGCGTTACCTACATTATTGCTAGGGTCACTGAATGTGATAGTTTTTTCAGTTGCGTCTATGGATAATATCGTTAGTTCTTTTTTAATAAAGGGTAACGATTCAGTATCAGATTCCGCATTTAATTTAGTTATATGATTACTCGTAATAGAACTTTGATTTTGTATCGTTTTTAAAATTATAAAAAATTTATCATTGGGATCTACAGAGGTTACACCATCGGGAAATAAATCTAATGTTAGTGTTAGCCTGTCAGCAGGATCAGTTAAAATACTAAAACTTGACACTCTACCTGAAACCCTTGTATTGCTTTTCATTGGGTCTTGTATTGTTATCACATCCCCAGGATTTAAAAGCGTTCCAGCAGCAGCATTTGTAGAAAAATTAACGATATCTGCCTGATTATTCTGTGTAAATATATGCCATCGTCCGAATCGTTTTGCCTGATCACGATCAGTACAACCTACAGCTTCTAAATTACGTATATTTTCTCCATAAAGAGTTTCAAGAGAACTATTTGTTATAACCTCACTTGCGTTAACCGTTACTAAATCAAATTCTCTTTTCTCATTATCAAAGAACTTTACATTAACAATAGTATCTCTTGATGACTGTGCTGGACCTGTATAACCAAAACCACCCTCCAATACATTTGCATAAGAAAAGAAATATACGCTATCTGCTGGCCTGTCCTGACTTAAGGAGATACGACCTTCTGAAACAAAAAGAGAAGCTCTCATTGATTCAGCCACCTGATTTAACAAGGAGAAAGCATCAGTAGGAGTTTGGAACGACTTATTAAAAGAAAATCGAGGTTTATCAACTCCATCTTCTCCTGTTATAGTTTCATTGTTATATTTAGAAGCTTCAAAAAAGGCAAATTTATCAATAAGGTCATCAGTAACTTGCTGGCCCATACCTACTCTTGTATCCGTAAGCAAATCAAAAAGAATCCATGCTGGATCATTTGTCCATTCTAGATCAGTTTTAAACGTACCATTAAAAGCTCCGCTATATGTGATGCTTCCTGTTGCAATATTAACTGTTGCATTATGAGGTATTTTAACTTTTTTACCTCTAATTCTGTACAGCCTTGTAGGTATCGAACCAAAGACTTGAGCATCAAATCTTACTGCTGTATAAGCACTATTCTCATAAGTATCTTTACGAGCAATTAATCCTGTGAGACCCGATACAAATAAATCATTATTTATACTAGAGTCTTGACTATCAGGAGTTTCTTTTCTGACTTTTATTTTTATGGGATAATCTGAATTTTCTATATTTTGAATATTTAAAATATGATCTTTAAAGTATGGAGATAAAGTTTTACCCGTTACAGAACCTCCTTCAATTGTAATATCATTATCTATAAACTTTTTGGAAGTCTCAATATTACATGTACCGAAAGAACCTTTTGCGGGATGAACTAATGCCTGACCACTGCTGTCAGTTAAAGTTAAAGGTATTGCAATTTTGAAAGAGTTTTGATGAGTAAGTAATTGTGTATCAAATCCTATAGGAGGATCATCTCCTTGTGTAATTAGTGATCTATCAAAAGTTAACTGTCTAGGCCAGTTTAACAATCTTGTATAACCGTCATCATCTTCATGTAGTAATTTATTTCTTCTCCTTTTTGCATCGCGTCCTGTTATTGCATCACTATATGTATCAAAAGTATTTAGGACTCTATGAGTATTATTATCTTTATCAGTTATTGTAGCAATTGTGGTTACGGAACCATTAGTTGTTGTAGTAACTTCAGGTACAGAATTAATAAAATCAGTATTACTACTATTAACCACACCACTGCTAATACTTGGAACAGTCGATGGGCTTGGATTACTGTTAGTTTTATAAATAAATTTATCTGCTATCTGATCAAAAGGAGGCTTAATATTACTATTATTAAAATTTGAAAATTCTGCATCACTACTGGATACATCTACTTGTCGACTATAAGCTGTCTGTGAATCTCGTGCAGGTAAATCAGTATTAGGAAATGTTTGTACATTTCTTTTCTTAAGTGTAGTCTTGTTAAATTCGCTAAATCGCAATTCAATGTCTACAGGATAATTACTTGTTTCATTTTTAGGATCATAATTAAAACTATAAATCGCATAAGTTACACCTCCTTTAACAACATCAGCCCATCTATACCAATCTACTTTAAATGTAGATACTTCAGCTTTAAATGTAATTCCCTTTTTTACGTTATCATTTGTATCTAAAATTAAAATTGAATATTCTACTTTTGTTCCATTTTCACCATTATTACTAAAAAGGCTAGGAAACATTAATGTAACCCTAAGAGCATCAAACTCTCCTGGAACCGTTAACTCCTGATTGAAATTAGAAGTTATAGAAGTATCTGTGCTTTCATTCGCAGTTGGTGACTTTGTTACCTTAATTCTTTGATTTAATAGTTCTCTCTCAGTCTGATTTAAAAACTTAATATTTGTTTGATCTGCCGTTCCAACTCTACTTACAGTTCTAGGGATATTTGCAGGACTAGTTCCAAAATTAAAATCATTGGCTAAATCAATATCAGCTAAAGTATCGGGTGCTGTTGATTTTAAAACAGGAGTTTTATTTAAAAAAACATCTCTTAATCCTATAATTTGATATTTACTAGTATTTTCTGGATTAAAAGGAATTTGTAATCTATGTGGTGTAGCAAAACCAGCGATCTCACCTTCTGCAAGTAAATCTAAAATAGTAACAAACTGACGACTCTGTAATTTTCCTGCTTCACCATTTTCTTGAATACTAAAATTTACATCGCCTAATTCTCCACCAGTATTTAAAATACTAAAACCTTTGCCATCAAACTTACTGCTATTAATACTTGAATCAGTCATAACAATAATTAACTTGCTGAAACTTGTGCTGTATCGACACCTGCTGAAATAACAACAGATCCAACAAAACACTCTCCATATACTAATGGTACTGCAACTCCAGGTCTACTTACATTCTGTAAACCATTAAAACTAAAATTATTACTAACTTCCTCTTCTGGAAAGTTTGGCTTTTTAGGTGGGAATAAAAGTCTTTCAACACCATTTAAAACTAAACCTATACCTAAATTAAGTAAAAATGCAGCAAATTTTGTTTTTACTGCAGTTCCAACTCCAATAAAAATAGCACCTAAAATAAATTGAAAGAACCTACCAGAAACTACTGGTATTATTACCAGATCTCCCTTGTCTAACTTAACTGGAATTTCATCATTAAAAATTACATTATCACTAACTTTTACCTTATATACATTCTGTTTTAAATAAGCTTTTACATGAGGATAATTAGAAGTTAAAAATCCATAAACATCATTTAAGTTATCTATTTTCGCATAAGCAGTATGCCAACCTAGCATCTCTGCCAATCTGCCATAGACTTTTATTTTTCTTAATTCTTTATCATTGCTATGTGTATCAATAAACTTATCTCTAGACAGTAAAGGTTTATGTTCTTTGGGCTGAAGTTCAACAAAATTTTCACTGATAGGTGCAAATATAAACCATGACAAACCAATATTATTACAGTTTTCTATATCAAGTTCAGATGCTCTTAAGTCACCATTGGGGTGAGAGTGACAGATATGAAGAATCTTTCCCGTATCTTCTGCTTTGGCCCAGTCTTCTGGATCAATTGTAAAAGAATTTACTCCATCTATTTCTATGTTATTGCAAGGGTAATATTGTTGACTTCCATTCTTCTCTATAACCAGACCACAAGATTCTTTAGGATATTCTGTCTTTGCATGATAAAGAGCTTCACGTTGCCAAGTATTCATATTGCAAAACCTCCTACAGTTGGAAAATTTTTACGAGTCACAATTCTTGATGGTATTCTTTTATTACCAAAATCCAAAGCACTTCTTAATTCAAACTCAACTAAATCCTGAGTTTCCTGCACCTTACGTTCTATGAAAAATATTTCATCTGGGTACAACTGAGGTGGACTAGCTACAGCTATTTCAGGTGAACTTGAATCAAAATTAGTAGCGTCAAGATATTTCACCAATGTAGTTTTTCTTGTAAACTTTGCCAACGATAAATCATTTCTTGGAGTGATTTGATTTACTTGCTGCATTATAGATGTAACAGAAGAAAAGGCATTTGATACTCGTAGAGTAGGTCTTGGAGTTGATTTATTGGAGGATTGCTTTTCAAAACCAGTCGCCTCTATAGGAATACGAAGATAACTTTTTGTATTAAATATGATATTTACACTTGTATTCATATTAATTCCATTATGAAATCTAAAAACTCCCTGATCCGACCCAGAAGGATAAGTTGTACCTGTGTAATGAATATTCTGAACCAGTTCCAACTCAAATAATTCTATTTTTGCAGCAGGACTAGTTTTCTGTAGGTCTTCGGTTGGAATGGTCATTAGGGTTCAAAGACTTCTCTGAATGTTGCCTGAATTGTAACTCTATTCACGTAGGGAATTGTAATATTCCAACCTTCACAAACAAATTTAGCCGAGGTAGATTCTCCAGGAGGAGTGAAATTAAATGACTGTAAAGCACCTAAAGTGTTATTAGCTCTTGCATTAAGGAATTGATCAATTTTATCGCCATCACTTTTTGATTTTTCAAATGTAAGATTATATATTCTTGGATTTTGATGAGCAGGAATACCAACTATCTGACGCTGTTCAAAACCATCAGCAAACCTAATATTGTTAACAATAGGTCTGGAAGTTTTTCTGGAACTGTAAGAAGGTTTTGTACCTCCAGTTGAGGTATTAACACCGTCATCACTAAAAATAGGAGTTGTCATCTAAAAAGTAAACCTCCAGGTCTTTGCTGGTTAGCTATTTCAGATTGTACCGCAACTGAGATAAGGCGACCAAGTTCTCTTCCCTGCTGCTCATCCCCTTCAACAGACGATCCAGAAGCATCTACGTTTACGACTACATTTGTAGAACCACCCATTGCATTATTAGGAATAATAGTTCCTGCTCTATCAGGTACAAATAGCTCTGGGCCACGTTCTCCTACTATTGAAGCTTTACCTACTGAAGGTCTGCCACCATTTGCAAATCTTGGTGCTGCACTAAGATTCACAGAACCGAAAGATACCCCACTAGAACCACCGCCTCCAAAAGGATTTGCAACTCCACCTAAAAACTGATTAGCTCTACTAGTAATTCCAAAATTAAACATATTACTAAATAATCCTAAAAATCCTTTTTGTATTTGTGTAGCAGCCATTCTTGCAGCAGTATCAAGAAAATGATCTGCAATACGATTTAACATACTTCTAAATGCCTCTTGTACTGTCATCGTTCCTTTAATAATTCCACTAAATGATTCTTGAAAACCATCTTTTATAGCAACACTTAAATCTAAAATCTGACGCATTGGTTTTAACATATCCTCTAGTTGATCTGTAGGTGCTCTAAATTCAACTAAAAATTTTAGCTGTTCATTTACTAACTTTGTATTTTCTAAAAAGTCTCTTTGTACTTGACTATCATCTCTAAAGACAGCAGCAGTAGCAATACCTTCAAAATTAATTTCATCTTGTGATTGTTCAATTTTAGTTTGTTCTTTTACTTTATTAGCAGCAATAATAGATTCTAATCCAAAACCTCCCTTAGCTGCTCTTTCAAATTCTTTCCTTTTCTTTTCTCGTTTATCTGCTTCTCTATTTCTTTCTCGTGATTTTTCCAAAATTGCATCTTCTAATGCCAGTTGTGCTTTAAGTGGACCTTTAGTTGCCAATGTCTGTAAAAGTTCTCTTCGTTTTTCTTCACTAATTTCACCTTGTAATTGTTCAATTTTCCCTAAAACTGAACCAGTATCTTGCAAACCAGCTAAAACTTTAAAGGTTTCTATTGATCCAAAAGCTCTTAATAAACCTAAACCTCTATCTGCTCCAAATGTTTTAATAGTTTCCGCTAATTTAAGAGCTTCATCGTTAGTAATATCGAAGTCTCTTGCTAATTGTTTTATACTTTGCCTTGAAAATTGTGATTGTATATTCATATTTGCTAAATCATCATTTATTTTTTTTATTGCTTTTCTAAATTCAATTGCTTTCTCTATTTGTGCAGCAATAGCAGTCGCAAAAATTGATGCAGCAAAACCTCCTCCAGGTGCTAATGCACCTCCAGCACCACCAGCGACACCTCCTAAAACGGAACTTATACCACCAGCACCAAACAAAGCAGGGAAACCACCACCAATAAGAGCACTACCTATACCACCTTTAATTCTTGCGTTTCTACCTCCTGGAAATGCAAATAATCCCTTTTGATTAGCATTACGACCAAAACCTAAATTTGCTGCTGAAAATCTTTTGTTTATTGGACTTGATGTACCTCCTATAGGTGGTAATGCACCAAAAGCAGTTTGTTGAGATAAAATATTTGCTGTCTTTGCAGAATTCTTATTTATAGTATTTACTGCTTTTTTAAGAGCTGGTTCTTTTAATACAATTCTAAAAGCTCCTGATGCTGCTCCACCTTCACCTGCTGCTGGTAATCTTCTACTTGGTGGTATAAGAGTTTCACCTTTTTTCAGTGCTCTTGATTGTTCTTGACTAACAAAAGCAGTTGAAGAAGTAAATGGTTTTGCTGCTCTAGCTGCCTGACTCTGTATATTTGCATTTATGCCTAACTGAACTCCAATAGCTTTACTTACTTCTAAAAATTCTTTTGATCCAACAATAGTCATTTCTTGCATACGCTTGAGCAAACTCATCGCTTCATTACCAGCAAGTATCGTTCTAGGGAATTGTTGTATTTCTTTTATTCTTGCACTTACATTACCCATTAGTGCTTTAGGATCACCACCACTTGCCTGTGCAAAAGCAGCTGCTTCTAATCTTAATTTTTTAAAATTACCAGCTAAAAGTGTAGCAGCAGCATTTTGCCTATCAGTAGCTTTTGTAGCATTGTCAAAAGCCAATCTAACTGCTGACATTTCTTCTCTAATAACTGATATACGTTTGCCAAACTGAAGTCCTTTGTTACCATCAAGAAATTTACTAATAATTCCTCTGCCTTTTTGTATCTCAGCATTTAATTTTTCTAATTTTTTTTGTGCTTGATCTGCTTTTACGTTTATTCTTATTTTATTTATCTTGCCTAATGATTTTTCTACTGTCTGTGTAAGTCTTGTTATCTGTTTAAGATTTTTCTCGGCTTTAGTCGTAGTTATAACTAACTCAATCGTCTTTTCTGACATTTCGACCTAATTATCAAAGATATATTCTATTCTACCTTGATTTAGGTATAACGCTTCTCATTTGTGTTTTATCTTGTTCTTTTTTTTGCTCTTCATATTTTAATTCGAAAAAAGCTGCCCAACCTACCATCTCTTCTACAGTTAATTTATTACACAATTCACTAACAGTATATTTTAATTCATTTGCTAAAGAATAAATAAATCTCCAATCAGGATTAGCTTTTTAAATCGGCTTTTGCCTCGTCAACCTCCTGATCTGTTCCAGATTGCAACATCGCTAATTGTATGTTCTGTAATACATTTGCATTTACCTCTCTTCTTAGTGAAGCTTTGTCTCCGTCTTGAAATAGCCTATTGCCATCTTTATCTAACGCTTTTTCTATCATCAACTGCAAAGCAAAATCATTTGTATCTTCATTACCTGTTTTTTTCTGAATCATTTCACGTTCAGCAATAGTCAACGGATGCCAATAAACTGCTAATTGCACTTTACCATTTTCATCTTTAAGATTAAATTTATAAAGTTGGCTGATACCAAATTTGTTTTTTAAAAGATCTATAGCTCTAGTCATGGAATTATTTAGCTATATGAATTATATCACTTGTTAGCAGAAAAAGCACAAGATATTATTCCGAGAAAATGAGAACGATCTTCTATCTCAACAGGAATAGGACCATTGACCTCTCCTATTCTTGGTGAACAAGAAAATGGATCAGTATAACTTGAAGCATTTATAGAAGTTAAACCATCAATCACAGCCTCGCTCAAAGATGATAAGACAGCAGATCCTTTTGATTTTGGTACATAAATATTACATTGAATAGATCCTACATAATAATCAATAGCTGCACCTTGAGGCTGAAATGTTGATTGATTAAAAATAATTGAAGTAGTTATAAATTTTTTAGTTTTACCAACAGTTTTATAAATTACATTGTCATAAGAAATTTCAACAGTTGGATCAACATTAGTAACTGCATCAGTTATTGCTTTTTCAAAAGCTGCTCTAGTATTTACTAAACTCATGTTGAACTATATCTAACTCCTGATGCTGGTGCATTTCTAGGCTCAATATCACCAGAACTAATTGCCTCTTTTGCATCTTCACTTAAAACTTGTCCAGTAGCTAGTTTTAGTTTTGTCTGTTTAAATGCTCTATTAATTTCATCATTGATACCAACTTCAAAATAATTTAGAATTTGGTTATCAGCAGATCCTAAAGCCTGTCTTGCATACTTAGCTCTGTTACCAATGTAAATAGTATCTCCAAATTTAAATCTTGTACTTGGAGGATAAAATCTTGGTTCAACTCTTGCTGGCACTCCAGGATCTTTACGCTTTCTTGTATTTATATTTATCCAGGGCTGTATTCTATCCTGATCTGCTCTAATTCTATATGTTTTAGCTTGCCAACTTGAAGCAAAAAATCCAGTATATTTAGGGCTTTGTCCAGGTAAAGTACTTAAAGTAAATTTAATAAAACGGTTTAAATCTACGTTATAACCTTTACGCACTTTTTTTATTTCATCGGACCAAGCAGTACTTGATTTAGCCATTAGAATCTCCCAAGAATTGTAAATAAATAACTTTGACCACCTTGTAATGTACTTATATTAACTATCTTTGCCACTCTAATTGATCCTGCGTAAGTTAATGTAATCTCATCGTCAAGATTTGGTTGATTACCACCTATTAAATCTGGTGTTATATAAGTTTTAAATTCTCTAATTTCTCTACCTAGATCTTCCTCTGATCTTATAAATTCTACTGGTGCTTTTATATCAGAAAAAGTAGTATCAACTGTAATCTGTTCTCCTGTTTCCACGTTATAACTTGAAGTACCTTTTTTTATATAACTAATAGTTGTATCTAAAGAAGTTCCTAAATCACTAACAACTTGTTTTGCAACGTTCTTTAATAATGAATCTAACTGTCCTGCCATTATCCTCTCACCACTCTAGTTTGATAAGTCCCAGAACCTCCTAGCATATACGCTCCAAGATAACTTTGAAGCCACGGATATACGTCCAGAATATTGTTAATAGATCCTGTCCCTTGACTATCAGTATTGTA